CAGCGGCAGTACTCGGCAGAAGACATCAAGAACATGTCGATGCAGGAGTACGCGGAGTTCCGGGCGAAGGCACTCGGCGGCATCGCCCAGGCGAACAACCAGCGGGGTCTGTACGGCTAAGTAGCCGAGGCCCAAACGAACACGGTCCGTAGAGGAAAAGGAAGCCAACCAACATGGCAAACGCGATCACCGGTACGACGGCTCTTTCCGGGTCGCCGACCGCTTACTCAGGTGCGAACTCGCAGTTGAGCCAGGCCATCCAGACGATCTGGAGCAAGGAAATCTTGTTCCAGTCGATGCCGATCCTGCGCTTCGAGCAGTTCGCCGTGAAGAAGACCGAACTCGGCGTACAGCCAGGTCTCACGATCAACTTCATGCGCTACAACAACCTGGGTGAGGCGTCCCAGTTGGTTGAAGGTGTCCGCATGGAGACCAACGCCCTGACCGCCTCGCAGTTCAGCATCACCGTCGCCGAGCAGGGCTACGCCGTGGCCGTCTCCGAACTGTTGCTCAACGCATCGTTCGATGACGTGATGGCGTCGGCCTCCCGGCTCCTGGGCCGCAACATGGCGCAGTACCTCGACAAGAGCGCGCGGGACACCCTGCTGCAGGCTCCGTCCGTGCTGTACGGCTACGACAAGTTGTCGAACCCCGGCACGATCACCAAGATCAGCCCGTACGACCAGGGCTCGAAGGCCGCCAACCGCGCCGCGCTGACCGGTGGGTTCCACTACACCGCAGCACTCGTCAAGGACCAGGTCGAGACCCTCGCGACCAAGAACGTTCCGCGCCTGGGCGAGACCTACGTGTCCTTCGTTCATCCGCACCAGTCGCGCAAGTTGCGTGACGACCCCGAGTTCATTGAGGTGACGAAGTACGCCGCCCCCGGCAACTTCATGCTCGGTGAGATCGGCCGCCTGAACGACACCGTCTTCATCGAGACCACTCAGGTCAACCGCGTGCAGACCGGCCCGGACGTGTACCAGGCCATCACCATCGGCGACAACGCCTTCGGCCACGCGATCAGTCTTCCCGTCGAACTGCGTGACGGCGGAATCCTCGACTTCGGTCGTGAGCACGCCCTCGCGTGGTACGCGATCTGGGGTCTGGGCCTGATCACCTCCGAGGCCGTGGTCATCTCCGAGACCAACTGACCGAGCGAACGGGGTCGGGTCTTCCTGGATCCGGCCCCTTTCGTTGCTTCGAACAACAAACCAGAGTCATCCACAAGGAGAAACAGCAATGGCAGGACGTCAGCAGGTACGTGCAGGAGACCTGACCGGTCGGCAGAAGGCCCAACTGGCTGCGGAGCACGCGGCCGAGCAGGAGGCCCGCGCCGGACAGATCGCGCTCGCGACCGCAGCAGCCGCCGAGGCGGAGGCCGAGCCGGTCGACCTGGAGCCGAACAAGCCAGAGGTCAAGGAAGAGGTTGTCGGCGAGGTCGCGGTCGCCCAGGACGTGGACGTTCTGGAGGAGATCGTGGAGTTCCGCGTGAACGACACCTTCGACGCCACCATCGGCCACGGCAACGACTACTCGTTCCAGGAGGGCCGCGTCTACCGCGCCCCCCGGCACATCCGGGACCACCTGGAGGAGAAGGGCCTGATCTGGCACTGAGCCCGGCTCAGACCAACATCTAGGACCGAAGGAAACCCATGGCTGGCTTCATGACTTCCCCCGCGAAGAAGGCCCTTCTCGACGCTCTTGTCGGGAAGGTCCTTCCGTGGGCTGCTCCACGCACGACCTACCTCGGCCTTGCCGTCGAACTGCCGCTACAGGATGAGCCGACGCTCGGCAACATCACGGAGGTCACGACCCCTGGGTACGCACGCGTTGCGGTCACCTGGGATCCGGCGACCTCCGTCGCGCCGATCTTCGTGGACAACACCTCGGCACTGCAGTTCGGTCCGGTCACGGCCGACATGAACCCGGCTGCCGCGTACGCGTTCCTGACGGAATCGTCTACCGGCAACGTGATCTCGGTACCGGCACTCACGCTCGGCTCGGCATCAGCCGGTGGAACGTTTGCTGCAGGCACCTACTACTGGAAGATCACCGCAATCAACGCTCGGGGCGAGACGATCGGCTCGAACGAAGTGAGCGCGACCCTGACTCTCAACCAGCAGCAGGTACTGAACTGGGGTGCGATCTCGGGTGCGACCGGCTACAAGGTCTACCGGGGAACCGCGACCGGTGCGCAGGACCGCCTGGTGACCACTCTCGGCACAGTCACGACGTACACCGACACCGGTTCGGCCGGTACGCCGGGAGCCACCGTGCCGACGGCGAACACCGCTGCAGTGGGAGACATCCTGTACGTCTGGGAACTCGCCGAGCCGGTGGCTGCTCTCGCCAGCAAGCCGATCCTTGTCCCTGTGTCAGGGCTGGTAGTCGAGTAAGGAGAGGTCCATGGCCACCGAGGCTGAGATCATCCGTCGGGTGCGTAAGGAACTCGGTGACCTGGAGGAGCCTTTCCGCCAGACCTACCGTGGTACCGGGATGCAGGATCAGTACGACCTGCCTTCCCAGCGAGTGTCAACGACCGGGCTCAAGGTCTTCAAGACCGACCCGGTCTCACTCGCAAACACCAACCTCGTACTGACCACCGACTTCACTCTCGATGCCGAGAACGGTGTCGTCACGCTGACCACACCCTTGACCAAGGACTGGCTCCTAACGGCCGAGGGTGTGGCTTTCGGCATGTTCACCGACGACGAGATCGCCGAGTACGTTCACGACGCTGTCCTGCAGCACACGAACGAGCGCTTCGAGACGACCCGCTACCGCAGCCCTGAAGGCTTCATCCGGTACGAGCGCAGTCAGGTGGTACTGGACAACCTGCCGGAGGTCGAAGAGCCCCTGGTGGCGATCCTGGCCACGATCGAGGCACTCTGGGCGCTGGCCACGGACGCGTCCACGGACATCGACGTCACGACGTCGGAGGGCACCCACGTCTCGCGTGGGCAGCGGTTTGCTCAGTTGCAGACGCAGATCGCCTTGCTGACGGAGAAGTACCAGACGCTCTGCGCGCAGTTGAACGTCGGCCTGTTCCGCATCGAGGTCTCTAACCTGCGTCGGGTCAGCCGGACGACCAACCGCCTTGTGCCGATCTTTGTCGAGCGTGAATACGACGACAACAGCATGCCGGTCCGGATCACTCCGGAGATCGACACGAGGGAAGCCGACTGGGACGGCCCGCCGAGCCCCGCTGGCAACTCCTACTACTGAGAGGCCTGATCCATGGCTACCTTCTCTGTCTCCCGTTCCAAGCACGCAACGCTGACCGCTGCGGCCGTCGACACCGTCACGCTGACGAAGGAGTACTCGTTCGTTGAGGTCGTCAACCGAGACGCGACCGCAGCGAACGTCATCTACTTCACCGCCGACGGATCCACTCCGACCGTTGCTGGCGACAACACGATCGTCGTCGTTCCCGGACAGCGGGTCTCGGTCGCACCGGAGGGCTTCGTGATCAAGGTCATCGGTGCGGCAGCCAGCCCGTACTCGGTTCACGGGGTGCGATGAACCGCAACCTCAGCCAGTCGCAGTTCTTCCACGCGTCCAACCACAAGTTCGACGTCGGCGACATGGTGGTACCTCGGCGCGATCTGGAGTTTCGACCGCCCGGTCATCCGTTCCACGACCCCGATTCGTGGGAGGACGGTGAGCGCGAGCAGTACGAAGACGCGCTCGACTCCTCAGCCGGACACACCTACTTCTCCGACAACCTTGAGCACGGTCGGAGCTTCGCTTCCCGCATCTACTCCGTCGAGCCGACCGGGAAGTACTGGCCCGACCACACGCCCGGCACGTACGAATCGCAGCACCCGCTGCGTGTCACCGGCTTCGTGGAGGCCAAGCGATGAGCCGTCTTGACTGGAAGCGGGGTCGCTTCGACTCCGACTTCGAGACCAACGAGATCAACCACGCCCTGCGCGGACACCAGAACGCTCAGGTCGGGGACTCGGTGGAGTACTTCCGGATCGATCGGGCGTCCTCGGAGATGGACGACGTCTACGACGAGGGCTGGGGGGTCGGGAAGAAGTACCGTCCGGCTGTCAACCTTCCGGCGCTGCACGTCACCCACGACGAGGGCGAGCACCAGACGACCGACTCCGGCTTCTACTTCAACGACAACATCTACGTCACCGCGTCGTTCGACCAGGTGATGCGGACCGGCCTGACTCTCCAGGACATCGAGCACGAGTCGTACCTGAGGGACCGACTCATCTACGACCGCCGAGTCTTCCGGGTGACCCAGATTCACGTCCTCGGCCAGATCCGGACGCGAGACGTCATTGTTTCCATCGAGGGCACAATGGTGAAGCCGGACGAATTGGTCAACGATCCGCAGTTCGCCGAGTACGCAGACCGTACCTAGCAGGCGACCCTTTCCTGTGGGACCATGTAGGTAACCGACAGGAGAGGGGAGGAGACAGTGCCTAACCAGGAGCAGCAGCCGTACGGCAGCAACGAGGTAAACAACGCTCAGCAGTTCTTCAGCGAGCGCGCACAGGAACGACGGGACCAGCAGGGGATGATCAATCCGTTCTCCGCTGCAGTGTCCGGTCTGATCGGTGCCGCACTGGCCAAGAAGATGTTCGGAAACCGAGGTTCATAGACCTATGACGTGGATCCTCAACGAGGATGCCGCCATCAAGCAGAAGTTCATCGGACTAACCGTCACAGGCGACGGAAACGCACCACCACTCGGACATGATGTGGCGGTGCGTTTTCGTTTGCCAGAGACAGAGTTGGCGGACGCTACCTTCCCGATGGTCGTGATCGAGCACGCCGGGATCAGCAAGGCCGACGACCGTGAGCACCGTGGCCACACCAACCTGACGTACGTCCCCGAAGGGGTAGACGACCAGGGAATCATCGTCAAGGACCCGGAAACCGGGCTGGACGTGGTGTGGGGCGTCGAGGGTGGCACATTCGACCCGAACCTGTCCCCATTCAAGGTGGACGATTACCCGATCCCGTACAACATCGACTACCAGGTGACGGTCTACGCGCGGCTTCAGAATCACCTAACGGAACTGATCGCCAAGTTGGCTGTTATCGACCGTATTCCGGCGCGATTCGGATACGTCGAAATCCCTCAGGACGGAACCGTTCGTACGCTCGACCTTCTTGGCGGGCCAATGGTAGAACCTGATCGGGACTCAGATGGTAAGAGAGTCTTCCGGGCGGTCTATTCTATTAGAGTGGTCTCGGAACTGAATCTGTACGAGGTACGTCGATTCCAGACCTACGTGCAGTCCGTCGATCTCCAGGTCAATCGGATCGCCGACACTTACGAGTAATTTGTAGGAGACAGAATGGCAACCTACCTACGGCCTGGGGTCTTCGTCGAGGAAGTCCTGCAGCCGCTGACGGATCCCTCGCTTGAGGCGAGTGATTCCATTGCTGCATTCATCGGCACCTCCAGCAAGGGTGGGCCTCTGGGTCCGACTCTGGTGACCTCTTGGTCCCAGTACCAGGCGCTGTTCGGTGACATTCGAGGCAGCCAGGACGATCTCGCGTACGGGGTCTACACCTACTTCAACAACGGTGGAAGCCGCTGCTACGTAGTGCGTGCGGTGAACTCCAACGCGACGGCCGCATCGCTGACACTGAACGACTCGGACTCCGACGGTGCAGGTTCTGACACCGCTGAGCCGACCCTGACTGTGACCTCCAAGGCTCCCGGCGTGTGGGCGAGCGCGGCGACCAGCACCAGCCGGATCTTCATCACCGTGCAGACCTCCGGCGTCGGACGCTTCAACCTGATCGTGGAGGTCGGCTCCGGCAGCACCCTGCTGGCCCGCGAGCAGTGGGACGACCTGACGCTCGACCCGCTCGACCCGCGCTACGCGGTCACCGTGGTGAACTCGCCGACCGTCGGCTCGAACTACGTGACGCTGACCAAGGTCGGAACCTTCGGCGACGACGTGACGGCCAGCACGACCGGCAACCCGGCAGCGGTCGTCAAGGCTCCGCTGACTGGAGGCTCGGACGGTACCGGATCTCCGGACCTGTACGCGGCCACGCAGCGGCTGGACAACGTCGACGCGATCCTGAACGTCAACCTGCCGGGTGTCTCCGACACCTCAGTCCTGACGAACGTGATCAACTGGGCCGAGGCCGCAGGCACCCGCTTCGTGGTGGTCGACCCGCCGAAGCCGGACGCGACCGACGCGGCTTCCGACGTCGCGACCGACCTGACAACGCTGGCCGGTGGGCTTCCGAAGTCGTCGTACGCGGCCATCTACGGACCGTGGGTCTACATCACCGACCCGGCAGCCGGTGTGCCTGGCGCGCTGCGCCTGGTGGCTCCCGGTGGCGGTGTGCTGGGCCAGTTCGTGCGCAACGACGTGACTCGGGGCGTGCACAAGGCTCCGGCCGGAACCGAGGCAAGCCTGCGGGCGATCAACGCGTTCGTACGCTTCACCGACGCGCAGTTGGACACCCTGAACTCGGCGAGCGTGAACGTCATCCGCTCGATTCCTGGCTTCGGGTTCTGCATCTTCGGTGCGCGGACGCTGGCAACACGTACGCCGGACCGGTACGTCAACGTACGCCGCACGC